ATAAACAAAACACATTATGTGTGGTATCTTTATGGTACCACGCATAATTTATATTAAGTAATATGTCAATTAAGAAGAAAGAAAGTAGTGGAGGATTTAAGGATAAGTTCTCAACTAAAACAAAATATAAGGAAACAAACTACTATAACTGTGGTGAAGCATTCTTAAATGCTAGTGGATTACCAGGTCCTGTTATGGGTGGTATCAATATGTTCTTAGGACATAGTAATAGTTCTAAAACAACTGCTATGATATTGGCTGCGGCTGACGCTCAAAGGAAAGGACATTTACCTGTTTTTATTATTACAGAAAAAAAATGGTCTTGGAATCACTCAGTTGAATTGGGATTACAGACACAACAAAATGAAAATGGTGAATGGGACGGAGATTTTATTTTTAATGATAGTTTTGATTATATTGAACAAGTTACTGACTTTATAAATGAAGTTCTTGATGCTCAAGAAAAAGGTGAGATTAAGCAATCTATTTTATTTCTTTGGGATTCAGTAGGTTCAATTCCTTGTAAAATGACTTTTGAAGGTAAAGGTGGGAAAATGCACTCGGCAGCAGCTCTCGCGGATAAAATAGGTATGGGGATTCACTCAAGAATTTCTAAATCAAAAAAAGAAGAATATCCTTATTATAATACATTAGTTGTGGTCAACCAACCTTGGGTGAGCCTACCAGATAATCCATTTGGACAACCAACAATTAAGAGTAAGGGAGGTGAAGCGATTTGGTTGGCATCTTCTTTAGTATTCCTTTTTGGTAATCAGGCAAGTGCTGGTATTAATCACATTACGGCAACTAAAGGTGGTAGAACTGTGAGATATGCGATTAGGACAAAAATTTCAATCTTAAAGAATCATGTAAATGGGTTAGGTTATAATGATGGAAAATTAATTGCTGTACCCCAAGGATATATTGATGACACAAAAGAAGCGTTAGAAACTTATAAAAAAGAGTACTCACAATATTGGAATGGAATTTTATCAGGAACTGGTGAAATTAAATTGGATGAGAGTGAAGATGAAATAACTGAATAAAAAAGTTATAATAATTCCACTTTTTTATAATTTGTTGATATTTATTAATATGGGGAGAAAGAAAAAAGAAGAAATTGAAAAAAAAGTTAAAATTGGTGTTTCGGTTGACCCGGAATTGCCTAAATACTTTAACGATAAATCAATAAACTTATCTTCCCTTGTTAATAAACTACTAAAAGAATACATTAAAAATGGAAACTAAAGTTTGTTCTAAATGTAAAGAAGAAAAAAAAGTTTGTGAATTTGGTAATTCAAAATCATCTAAAGATGGGTTGTTATATTCTTGTAAAAAATGTAATAATAAAAGAAGTGTTAATTATCGTAAAAATAATCCTGAAAAAGTTTTAGAATTAACTAGAAATTGGACTAAAAAAAATCCTGAATGGGTTTATAATCGTCACAAGAAATGGAGAGAAAAAAATCCTAATAAATCTAAAGAATTAACAAAAAATTGGTTAAATAATAATCCCGAAAAAAGAAAAGAATATCGGAAAAATTATAAACTAAGAAAACACGAACAAAGAAAAGAACGAAGAAATAGTGACCCTGTTTTTAATTTAATCAATAGGGTGAGATGTAGAATTTGGAAATATATGAGATTAATGGATATTACCAAATCCAACAAAACTTTTGATATTGTAGGATGTACTCCTGAATTCTTGAAAGAACATTTGGAAACCCAATTTATTGATGGTATGACTTGGGGAAATAGGTCCAAGTGGCATATTGACCACATCATTCCATTATCATCGGCAAAAACAGAAGACGAACTTTATAGGTTATGTCATTATACAAATCTTCAACCATTATGGGCTGAAGATAATTTAAAAAAAAGTAACAAGATTTTATAACCCTTTAAATCACGATTGTGATTAAGACATTATTAGTAGACGGAGATATTTATTTAAAATAGGATTCCACGGAGTTAAAGATTTATTTAGCGACGGGGAGCACGTGGGTGGTGTTTATCATTTTATAAACACCATTCGCAAATTCCTTGAGGAACACAACCACGATAAGGTAATTGTGTTCTGGGATGGTGATTCTAATTCATCAGTAAGGAAGGCTTTATATCCCCAATATAAAGCGAACAGAAGACAAGATATGAACGAGTATAAGTACGAGTCATATCTAAATCAAAAATCACGAGTTAAACAATATCTTGAAGAAGTTTTTGTAAGACAGGTTGAGTTAATTAATAACGAAGCCGATGACCTTATCGCATTTTATTGCCAAATGGCGACCGATGAGAATATTATTGTTTTTTCATCAGATAAAGACCTCACACAACTTATCTCCGAGAGAGTGACCATCTACTCCCCAAACGCAAAACAATACTTTAGAGAGGGGGATATGATTACCCTTAATAAAGTTCAATTCCCTCACTATAACGTTTTACTATGTAAAATCTTAACGGGGGATAAATCTGACAATATTAATGGAATTGAGGGGTTGGGAGAAAAAACTTTAATTAAATTTTTCCCTGAAATAACGAAACAACCTCTTAATGTAGAAGAGATTATAACCTCGGCTCAGGTGTTGTCAGAAACAAACAAGTCAAAAACTTTGTCGAATATTTTGACTGGTAAGACAAAAAGTGGTATATTTGGTGAACAATACTACAAAACAAACTTAAAGATTGTGGATTTATCCAATCCATTAATCACAGATGAGGGAAAAGAATTGGTATCACAAATCTTAACCGACACAATTGACCCCACAGATAGGGGATATCGTAATTTAATGAGAATGATGATGGACGATGGTCTATTCAAATATCTTCCAAAGAACGATGAGGCTTGGGTTGAATTCCTTAAGCCGTTTATGAAACTAACAAGAAAAGAAAAAAGAAACACAAACCAAAAGTAAAATTATGAGAGAGCAAGAAAGTACCAAGATGGAATTTCTATTGACGTTGAATGACAACATTGTTGTTCAAAGATTTTTTAATGTAAGGGGATATAACCCGAATGCAAAGAGCTCAAGTGAGTTGTATTCGTATGTTAAATCATTACAAGATGAGATGGAGTATTATTTAAAAATGAAGACTGTAATCTATATGTTGGACTACCAAGATTCGATTGTAAATGACCCCGCAGTTATGGACACATCGTTCACCGATGGACCTGAAGATTTTAATATTTTCATCAAGTTGGGTGAGCAGACAATTTGTCATAGAGTTTTTAACGGAAAATTATTTCCACCAAAAGTTCGTTATACAGTTGACGTAAGACCAATTATTAAAGACGTTTTAAAATCTTTAACTGACATTTTTTCAGACAAAAAATTAAGTTTTAATTTTTAGACTTTAAGGTAAGTAAGTAAATATTTAATAAAACAAGGGGAGAGAAAACGCAATATGAATAAGAATTTTGATTACTTAGGGAACACATTTCAACTACAACTTTTAAACCAAATTATTGTAGACAAAGAGTTCTCTACCACAATTATGGACGTAATTGAGAGCTCATATTTTGACAACAAATACTTTAAAATCATCTTACAGATGGTTAAGGAGTATCACAAAAAATATGAATCTACTCCCAACTTTGAAACTCTTGAGCAGATTGTTAAATCTGAAATAACTCAAGAACTTGTTGCCAAGATTGTCTTGGACACATTAAAACAAATCAAAGATGCTCCCGATGAGGGAACATTATTTGTTCAAGAAAAAGCCTTGAAATTCTGTAAACAACAAGAACTTCAAAAGGCGATGGACAGAGCCCAAAAAATTATTAATGAAGGGGATTTTGAATCTTATGATAAAGTTGAAGGACTTGTTCGTGAGGCATTACAAGTTGGAGAAAGAGACACGGGAATTACCGATATCTTCTCTAACTTGGATACAGTTTTAGATGAGGATTATAGACATCCAATTCCAATGGGAATACCGGGAATTGATAAATTGTTAAAAGGTGGTTTGGCAAAAGGTGAGATTGGTGTTATCCTTGCTCCAACTGGAGTTGGTAAGACAACAATCTTAACTAAGATTGCCAACACCGCATTTAACTTGGGTTATAACGTTCTTCAAATTTTCTTTGAGGACAACCCGAAGATTGTTCAAAGAAAACATTTTACCCTTTGGACAGGAATTGCTCCAGATAACTTGGTTCAACATAAAGAAGAAGTTATGGGAAAAATTGAGCAAATCAAAGAGACAATGAAAAATGAATTGGTGTTAAAGAAATTACCATCAGATTCAATGACAATGTCTCA